GCCCTGGCTGATTGGCTGGTATATCGCACTCAAAAACAGTTTGTGAGGTCTCTGTTATATCAAATTCAAATACTTGATACTGAAAACTATTGCCCACAGCAGGTACCCAACCAGTTCGTCTTAGATACTCCAGTCTGTCTATGTAATCGTGAACAAAGCCAGTACTAACCAGTTGAGTTGTCTGTGAACCAGATGAGCTACCATACTGAAAACTATCACTGTTTAGATTAACTGTGAATGAAATATCCCCTAGTGTATTGGGATTGGTGTAAACAATAGGAAATCCCAGTACAGGGTCATCTTGTCCTGTGCCGGGAGTGTAACTAAAAAGTTTACATCCCTGGAATGTAGTGGTGGGATAAAAGCTTGTGTTGGCAAAACTTATACCAGACTGGTCAAAAACATCATAAATGGGTGCTTGATTTAGCACTGTTTTTTGTTGAGCCTGTGTCCATAGTGAACCCAGCTCCTGGAACCACCAGGTAGTACCGTCATATAAATCTCCAGTCTGCACTGTGACCTGTTGCAAATCGCGTACTGTGTGCACTGGATTAAGTGCAATAACCTGAACAGAACCAGCTGGTATGTAATCTACACGATAGACATGATCTCTGACATTGGGATCGTAGTCATAAGGAAAAACCAGTGTGTCGCCATCTCTCAGTGTTTGTCCATCAATCAAGGGTGCATCTGTGGATGTTTTTCCGGCCACTTGGCTGAAAGCGTCAGTTATGTTTGAGCCGGCTATCATGGTCACAAAACCCAAACTGTCTGTACCACTATTAAACAATCTCAGATTGCCGTTAAATTCAATAATGGGTCTTTGAGCGCGTGTGGCTGGATTGTTCAATGATTCTGTAACATATCCCAGGACCTGGGTAGTTGTGTTAAGAACATCCTGATGGAACCATCTGTTGGCTCGGGTCCAGGCATTTAAGTCTCTGCTGTTACGAGTAATTGTTATGTACTCAGGATTGGTGGGCACATAAAGTTGAATATCATAAACACTAGTGTCCCAAGCTCCTAAATCCCAGGGTTGATAGATAGCTCCCCCAGTGTCCTCGACTGCCAGATAGTTTTCTACTGGTAGTAAGTTTATACTCTGGCCCACACCTTCTACATAGTATTCTTGGCCTTCATAACTAGAGGGTGTAACATTGCCCTCGAAAGTTACCTTGAGGCCATTCGTCAGAGTAATACCATTGGGGCTTGTGTATGTTTTTTGGCCGATTATTTCTGATATACTAATACTGTTAGTACTATTTGAATCAATTATTTTGATACGGCCCACAATTGTAGCATCATTGCCATTTTGATAGTATAGTGTATCCAAAACTGCACTAATGTATGGTACAATCTCTATTGTTCCACTCAAATTGCGGAAAAATGTTCTACCTGAATATTCTGTGCCACTAGTTACGGTTATCTTTTCATTGTTATTGATGGCGGCGCCCAGTGTCAATGTGATTATGTTTGAGCTAACCGTGATATTATAAAAATTACTCTGTGTAGATAGATCACCGTTGTTATAGAACATCAAGGTTTTGCCATTGAGTGCAATTATGCCATCGATTCCGCCCAGGTCATTTACATTCTGACCATTGATCTGGCTGAAAGGAAGGGAACTTGCTACACTGACTAAATTGTTACCTGCCAGTTGAGTGTATTGTTGCTGGGCATCTGCTGCAGGTACAGTAAAAGTAACTGCCCCATTACTGATTCCGTTATTGGTTACGCCCAGTATCTCTCGGGTATCAATGTTGCTACCGGGAGCGTAACCAGTGAGTCCGGGAACACCCTGTATCCAGAAGGGGTTGTCTTGGTTCACAAAGAATGTGTAAGTGCCGCCTCGTAACAATGTTATTGTGGGATTGGTTCCTATTACATCAGCAAATTTGTAGCCATTGTCATCTTGTGTGACTGCATAGTCCTGAGTCAAAAAAATCTGATTTGTACTCAAGGGCACAGCATCAGGGCCCAGTGGTAACCAGTAATACTGGCTATAGTTGACTAACTTGTCCAGGTCAACAAATGGATCCCAGCTATAAAATTGATTATCAAACAATCTATCATGACGATTGGTGATACCACCCTGATTTTTGATAGCCTGTACAATGCCAGTATAATCAATGAAATCCTGAGCTTGTTGTGTGCCTGGCTTGAGAAAAATTACACTGGGGTCAAGCTGATAATCTCTACGGGCTTTAGTGGGTTCTACAACATAACGATCTTGCGGTTCAATGCTATAACCATATTTTTCACCAATGAAGCCTTGCACCCGTTTGAGATTGGGTTGACTTGTTAGAACATCCAGAGTTCCGCGCAAGAATTGACTGTTGGTTTCAGTTTTAAAAACCTCAGGTAAAAAATCTAAAGTACGTACTTTGTTAACCATGCTAGTGTAATACCAATTATTTTAGTATTTATGCGAGAAAAAAAGCATGTTTTTTCAACGCTGTAGGGCCTGAGGTGTAAGTGCGCTTATAACTATGATATCATTAGTTGTAGCACCATTTACAAAAATTTCGTTGGGGGCGCTGCGTATTTCGTACAAATCGCCAAAAGTCTGATTAGGGTCTGCTGGCACTAAAACCACTGAACTGATTAGTCCAGCCAATTGCACATGCAAGTATGCAGTGAGTTCACTCATGTAAAATGTATCACCGAAATCCCACTTGTCTATGGTAAAATAACTGTTCAGTGCTGACAGCACACTACTGCGAATTTGGCTATCACTAGCGGTTGTTGCAGGACTCTTGATTACTTTAATAGTGCCCTGAAGTGCTGGCATAGCCTTGGTTCCAAACAATGGTTTAAAACTCACACTGTTGGGAACAATGCTGTCGCTAATCATTTTATAACTGTCTAGTCCGCCGTATGCCTGCTGTAACTCCGTGATAGTGGGTTTGTCTGGCAGGGGCACAGCACCAGTAGTATCACGGAGCCAATTTTGATATGCAGTATAATAACTTTGCGTGACTAGATATAGATCAATGATGTTTGTGGTAGCTGGATCTATGCGAGTTGTGTTATTACTATTATGACGATATTGGAAGTTAAGAGCACCGCGTCCAGTGGTAACAGAATAGGAACTGGTAACATCATTTAGCTGAATCACAGTGGGCACGCTGCCAGGGACTTCTTGTGTTTGATAAAAAGCGTTTTCACTGGTTGCATAGAATATTGTGCCAGCAGGATATTCATAAATTATGTCCAGGATTGCACTCTGTGTAGAGTAAGCCGTGTTAATGGCGTCATTGGGCAATAACTGGAAGCGATATAAATCATTGATATTATCTAGAACCCTAAAGAACACATAGGGACTGGCTGGTGGAGTCACTAGTATGGGACTTGAACCAGTTAGTGTTTGGAAAAAGTCTGGGTCAAAAGTAAAATTAGTGTCAACATTTATAGAACTGACTTGCACGGCCAGGTCATCTGGATATCCGTCAGTTTGTATTTGCTGACCAGTGATATAAAGTATGTAATCTGAACCCAAGACACCAGTACCAGTGCTGTTGCTATTTGTTCTGAAAACATTTATAAAATCTCTGATAGTCTGGCCGCTCTGTGGATCAAATACACGCTGAGTGCCATCAAACAAGAACCTGACTTGTGCCACACTGCCAAAGAAATAGGTCAGTTGATCGAATGACACAATATAGTTCAGGTCAGTGGAATTGTAATTAAACTGAGCCATTAACAAACTGTCTGGGCCCTGACTTGATGTATACCAACGCTCCTGTGGATTGACCACACTGTTGTCATAATAAAGGCTGATAGTGGGAGTTTTGAGTTCTATCAAGGCCAATACTTTTCTCACAAAGTCATTGCTTAAAGTATTGTCAAAGCTGGGTATAATGGCTGAGGGAACTAATGTGCCGTTATCTAGCACAGCGCCCTGCGGTATGTAATCGTTCAAGGCCACTGGACCGCTGCCGTTACTCAGATTACCTTCACCATAATTATTACCATCGCCCACTAAGTTTAGAACTCCCACCCAGATGAACAACTTATCACCAGCAGCTGGATTGTAAGCTGTGGTTTTCATTCTGTTGTTTTTATCAAAACAAGTATATCCTGGTGCTGGAACAAATTTTAGTAGGGCACCTTTGCTGATATATTTTAAATCATAACTGCTAAAACTGCCCACTGGTATGTTGGTCGTGGTGCCATCGGTGGCCTTGACATAAAAATATCCTGTGGTATTTGTGTCTGCCACAGTGGTTTTATTCCAGTAAACATAACCGTCACTCATGGAACTTGTGGGGTAATTACCAGCGTATCGTGTTCCCTGTTGATGATAATATTGTAGGACACCTGGTGTGTTTAACAGCACAGGCAAATCTTGACTTAAAAATTCAATAGCTATGTTTACACTTGATGTAGAAAAAGTTGTGGTATAACTCTGATTGCTGGCATAAAGAGCACCATCATCACCAAATACATTTGTGCTACTGTATTTGCCCGTGGGGTCTTGTAGGTCCTGATTACGACTGACACCTATACTACTGCGGTTGATGGCTTTACTTTTGACAATGCTGTTGTACTGAGTGAATGGAAAGTTTGTGTAATCTTCGCCGTTCACCATACGATTTTGGGTATAATAACGACTGGGGGCGCGTTCCTTGATTTGCGCTAGACTTTCTCTTTGCTGTGCGTTTGTCACTGTGGTCTGCAAACTGAATGTCACAGTGAGATTTTCCAATCGGTTTTGGCGACTGATGTAAGGTATATTTGCAACAATGCCATTCATTTCACTAGGATCTATTGTGTAAGTGAGAGCATTGCTGCTACGAACATATGATCTGAATGCGCCCACTGGCACCTCGCCAAACACTCCATCACCAAAAACATATGTTACCTGGTCGTTGGCCTGACTGGTCACACTGAAAATTCTGGTTTGACTGTCGCCTTGCAAGTTTGCGTTTATATAAACATTATCAGTAACAATCCACTCGTTTTCGATGGCGCCAGTGGGGCTGAGTTGATACAGCCAAGTATCTGTGTTATTAATTCCGTTGATGGGAATTAATTGGAAATTGTTTTCAATTCGTTCTGCAAAATTAAAGTCAAAATTCTGAAGTGTGCCCTGTTTGAAATAGAAAAAGAAACCGGTATTGGCACTGCCGAACCCCAGTTTGTCATTACGATACAGCACATTGAATTGGCTGCTGGGGGCTGGAGGCAATTCATACAGATAAGTGCGGTCTAAACTTGTGGCACTTACCAATTCAAAGTTCATGTTAATGTTGTCTACTTCGGTAACATAGGGCACAACTGGAAGCTGACCAGCTGGTATATTCATGGTATATTCATCAGTTTTTACACCCAAAATAGTTTGACTGTTGCCCGGACGGCCCACACGCTGGCTATTTACCAGTGCGCTGTTTATAATAGTGTTGAATTGTTCTTGCCAGTTGGCATTAGCTGGATCATTCCAGAACACTGTGATGTTGTTTAAACTATTGCCATTGATATCAGTAATGTTTTCAGTTGTGCTTATGGCTGTGATTTTTACCAGGCCCTGTGCACAAAGATTGCGTTTGGGTGTATAGCTTACAAGATTTGCAAGTTTGATAACACTATCACGGCGTTCAGCAGTATCAATAAAGTTTTCACGGGTGTTAAGGTCATCGCGGAAGGCCATGGCCTGGCCCATAAATGCCATTACATCTAACAAGGCGACAAATTCACTACTTTCGATGTAATCATTGAAAGTTTCAGGATAGTATGTAGATAGGTAATCTATAAAACTTTTGCGTAATGTCTCAAAGTCATAACTCTGAAAATCTGCTTCACGAAAAGTCTGATAAATTCTTTTCCAGTCTTGAAGTCCGAACAATGCGGTTTGTCTGCTACTGGTTGCCATGAGTGTAGTCGTCCCTTTAACTATATTTATCAGTTCAAAAACCCAGTGGGTTAAAGCACAGTTCCTGAAATCTGACCTGTAGTACGATCAAACAGTAACCCCACTTGCACAGCATTTTCAAACATTGAAACAAATACTTCTAGTTCCACTAGTATGCCGTTATCAAGCTCAAAAACTTGTAGCGTATCAATTTGCACACGAGGATCCTGGCTGGCAACTCTCCTGATTTCAGTTTCAATGGCCACTCTTGTTTCATTGGTATTAGGTTCAAACACATAGTTCCACATTGTGGTTCCATATG